GAATTAATAATTTCGCGTTTTATTTTTATATATTCTACATTTACTTCGTGTTTTGCCTCCAAAATAATGTTTATTTCTATGTGTTTTACCTCCTCTTATATTCTCTTCATTTTTACTTCCTTGATTTTCACGTGAAAATTTTCCAAGGGGATTTTCAAATTCACCAATTGAATCGGAAATAGAACTACTTTTTTCGTCGACTATTCTTCTTAAATTTGTAGCACTTGCGTTAGCAGTATCCGCCGTTTTTGTAACTATTGAACTAAAAGCATTTATAGTAGCCCAAATTGCCTCACCAACGTTTGTCGCTGCGCGTATTCCACCTATAATTATTCCCGCACCAGGAATTCCTTCACTTACATTTAAAAGTCCATTCATTAAAGCCGTAGCACTTTTAGTTCCTGCTTGCGCCAATTCTTCTATGAATTTATCCAATAATGGCTCTATATATGGGTCTATTGCTTCAAGAATCGCTATAATTTGTTCTTGTGTTTCTGGGTCAGATAACGTCTCTTTTATTTGTGATAATTTTTCATTTGTTTGTTCAGGGTTTGTTAAATCAACTCCTAATAAACCACTTATCATCTGGATCGCGCTCAGTATAACAGATTTTACTAAATTAAATGTTCCTATAATAAATGGTGAGTCGGCTAAACTACTAAAAGTTGGAAGTTTAATTGTATGTGCTGCTACAATATTTTCCATTATTTCTCCACTTTCTCCACTTTCTCCTTCTCCTTCACTTTCGCGGCTATTTTGATTGGCTCCTTTGCTAGGTGCTTGAGTTGTTCGACCACCTATTAATTTCATGGTCTCCCTTCTTTTTTTATATTTTCTTGCTTTTTTCGTATTATATGTATATTTCATTACTATATTATTGTTAGGTTTTTATTTTTTGGTACTATATTTTTTAAAATCAGCAAAACTCATCGCATATTTTTTATTAACAACCTTTCTGTCTATTTTTTTTAATATATTAAAATTTGAAATTTTACCTTCACGTGTATAATGATTTGATTTTTCTTTTAACAACACCTTTTCATTAGTTATTTGTTGTTTTGTTGGAATACTATTTTTTGGAGGCGGCGCTTTATTTACTCTACCCGAACCAGCTTCCTTATTATACGTTTTAAATTTGGCAAACACACTTTTCTTTTCAGTAACATCATTTAACGCATTTGGTTGCGTCTTTAATTCTTCCTGTCTTTGTTTTTCCTGTCTTTGTTTTTCCATTTCTTTTTCTTCTATTTTTTTTTCATAGTTTTTTAATTCTTGTTCCATGTCAATGTATAAAAATCTACAATTAAATGTCAAAACATATCTTCTACCCACCACCTCTAAAAAACGATATGGTATTTCATTATCACTATAATACTGAAATGTATCTTTTTTATTATTGTAAAACATTAAAACATTACCTAACGGGGTCGCTTCAATAATATAATTATTTTGTAATTTGTCTAAACGCTCGTTTAATAATTTATTTTTCACAATTTCCTTTATTTCAGATTCAGTAATTACTTTATCAGTTATTTCTAATAACTCACTTTTAATAATTTCTGCTTGTTCAGCATAATGGGTTTTTTTTTGTTTCATTTGTTCTTCAAGCGATTCTATAAGACCTTGTTCATCATTGTACGTAGAGGTTTTCTCTGATTCAGTAAATTCCATATTTTCTATATCAGATAATTCCTCTTGATAATTAGCAAGTAGTTCTTTCAAGTTTAGTTTTTTTAATTCCAAATCTTCTGTACTTTGATTAAATAATTGAGTAAATAATTCTGCTTCTAATGACTCTTCTTCAGGAGAAAATATATATTCTTCAGGCAAAGACCGTATTTTTGTCAAATATTTGTCTTCATACTTTTCTATTTTTGTCGTTGAAACTTCATTTTCTTTATCTTCACTTTTTTCAGTTAAAAAATTGGTTCTATTTTCTTTATCAAACAATTCTGTGTAAAAAGGATATACTACTCTATTCATCGTGATAAAAAAATTATTATAGCTCGTATAAAAAGTATAAAATTTATTATTTATTTCATTTTGATGATGTAAATAAAGCTTTTTCCACGTCTTATATGTGAATAAAAAGAATAATAATGTTATTGGAACAGCATGTAATGTAATATTACTAATAATATTGATAAACATATGAATAAATATATATAATTGATACTTTTAAGCATTTTCACTAAAAACTTCTTTTTTTCGTTCTTCAAATAAATCAGCAATCTCTTTTTCCAAAATAGGGACATTTATTAGTTCATATGTTTCCTCTTCACAATCAGGATGTAGCCTAACAAGGCATAATTTTGTTACTTGTTTTCCATACTTTTCCTGTATTATTTTTCTATACGTATTTAACTGTAAAGCATAATGCCAAAAATTGGAGTCTGGGAAATGGCAGATACATTTTGTTAAAGCAAATTTATTCCACGCATTAATTTTGGTAATATTTGCTGACCTTTTCCAATCATAAATTGATAATGTCCCATCTTCGTTTTCATAAACCATATCTATTGAACCTGCTAATTTTAAGTCTTCATGATAAATCATCCATTCTGTTCTATAAGGCTTAAAATTAGGCGTGTCCTTTAAAAATTGTAAGAAATATTGCCATTCTATTGAGTCGTTTTTACATATAGTTTGGCAAGAAATATATTTATCATATAAATCTTTGTGTGTGTATTCTGGTTGGATATTTGGGTTATTCATGAAACATTCAATTTCATAGTGGATGTTTGTACCTGCTCCTGCGGCGTTGTCTCGATTTTTATTCCACATATCTTTTATTTGTTCCGGTTTTAGCCCCCAATATTTGTGTCCTTCTTTCCAAGATTTACCTCTCATCATATTTCGAATGATTTCATCAGCATTAAAATGTGGAAAATGAGAGTGATTCCATGTTGTAACTGACGTGTATTTTGATTTTGGGTCAGTAACAATTTCATATTTGTGACCTTTTTCATAAAATTTGATATTTTCATCACGTTCATGAGAATGTGATGATGTTAAAACAGTATGTAATTCAGGATTCATTATATAGGTATACTTTATACTATTTATATTATTTTAATGAATAACATAAACGGTTCAATTTTATTTTTTGTTACACAAAGAATCTAATTTTTCTTCTAATTTTTGAATTGTTGTGTTTTGTTCCTGTATTGCCTTTACTAAAACCGGTATTAATTTACCATAAGACGCCTCCAGTTGGTCTGGATTTACGTCATAAACCAAACCTGGTATGGTTATTCCAGTTACCTCTTGGACATTTTGTAATTCTTGAGCAATAAATCCAACATCTTGAATATCTGTTTTTGAACCATCTCTTGAATCCCATACAAAATTTACAGGATTTAACATATTTATAAATTCACCACATGTTTTTAAAGGGTTAATGTCCTTTTTATCTCTTTTGTCACTCAAACTTGTTAAAGATGTTGCGTAACATCTTAATGTGGTTATTCCTGAATTACCCAATGTAATTTCATTAGAGACAGAAGAAGTACTTGATAATGTCTGATTACCAATACAAGTATTATTTGTACCTGAAATTAAATTACTACCTGATTGATAACCAATAGCAGTATTCTGGTAACCACTAATTAACGTGAATAAAGATTCACACCCGATGCCTGTATTTTGATATCCGGATATATTATAAAGTAAAGAAGATACACCTAATGCTATATTTTGAAAACCACCTGTATTTGAGTACAAAGAATTTGAACCGTGTGCTGTATTTTGATAACCATAAGTATTTGAATATAACGAACCAGAACCACACCCTGTATTCAATTGTCCTGATGTATTAGAAAATAAAGCACCAGCCCCGTTCCCAGTATTTTGATAACCAACATTATTTGAATATAGAGAACCAGCGCCACATGCTGTATTTTGATAACCACCTGTATTTGAGTACAAAGAATTTGAACCTTGTGCTGTATTTTGATAACCCAAAGTGTTTAAATATAACGTGTTGGTGCCAATCGATGTGTTATAATTACCATTTGTGTTTGTGAGTAAACTATTATAACCTATAGCTGTATTAAAAGAACCCTGGGTATTATTTTTTAAATTATTTGAGCCAAGTATTGTGTTAGTGGAAACACTCGAACCACCACGTCCTATATGCACACTATTACAACTTATATCTTGTATTGATGTTATGGTCTCTGTACTTAAAATTTGGTTTATACTTATGTTATCTGTTGATGCGTATGCGTTACTTATTATATTATTTTTTCTCGCATAATTTAACCCTCCATATTGTCTAAATGACATTTATTATATGATTAGTTAAATATTTAAAATAAATTGCCATATTATATTCTTATTGTAATATTTTTTGAAATAATTCGGTTTTTTCCTTGTCTTGATAATTTTTTACCTTTATTTCTTCCATGTCTTACGTATTTTGTTTTTCTTCTTAAAGCAGTTGGTCTTCTTGTCCTTGAAGTAATTGTTAGTGGAATGATGATTTGTTGCTTACCTCTGGCTCTAGAGTTTTGACTCAAACTTCTACGTTTTGTTTTTTTGTGACTATTGATACTTGAATGTGATGGTGTTTCTAATAAATTGTTTAAAGGTGCTGAAATGCTATTATCATTTGTGAATAATAGTGGTTCTGTAAAAATATCATCTTCTGTATCATTATGCTTAACTAGTTCAATAACCATAGGACCATTTAGTTTTTTTTTATTGTGAGCATTTGTCATACCAAAATCCCTTAATAATCTTCTATCTAGAGAAGTATTTTCACTAGGAACGTTGAAAATTTGTTCTAAGTCGTGATTATCAAACTTTAGATCAATATGTTTTTTTTTATTATTATCCAAAATATCTAATGATACATTACCGTCATGTCCATCATACTCGGCATCCCATTTTACTTGACTAACTTTATTATGATTATTTTCGTGAATAATCGATTTCGTTTCTCCTCTATTTTTAACATATGTATTTAACATATTTATATTAAAAACATATAATAAAATTTACTAAGTATAAAATATAATTTTTAAAAATAATGAATATATTATGAGTGTTAAATTTGTTGATTTTAACTACAGCGATAGTTTAGAAGACAATTATCACGTTAAAAATGAAGAATATATGGATGAAGACTTAGAAAATGATAATATTCAATTAAACATAGAGGATAATGTCGAAAATAATGGTGGTAAAAATAGTCAAACTAAAAAAACTCTAAGATTTCAACATAAAAGACAACCAAATGAGGTAACATATGACGATATCTTAAACGCGTTAGGGTTTGGATTTAACAACGGCGTATTACACCATAAAGAAACTACAGAACCGCAACAGTATCATCAACCGAATTATGATAATCAGCAACAGCAACCATTAAAACAACCAAAAATGAAAACTCTTGACCCAGCAGTGAAAAATAGCGCGATTTATAACAAATATTTTAAAAATTATAAAGACCCAAATTATGTTGAAGCGCCACAAATACCTTTAACACCCGAACAATTAAAAATAAAACTAATACATGATTATATAGAGAGAGTCAAAGCAAAAAGAAGAATAGCATTAATAAAACCAAAAAAAATGTTGTATTCTACACAAAATGTCGGTTTTAGTGGCGCTCGTCAAAATCCTAGTAATTTGAATAAATTTTTTTCATTTTCTAATAAATAATTACAAACTAATTAAATAATAAAAAGTATTTAAATAAAAATAATTTAAAGAATTATTACTAATTTATATGTGGGGCTATTCTATTCTATTCAGAATTGAAACAAATTTGTAGCCGCAACCCGACTTTAGCTCAATTGGTAGAGCGGTTGACTGTAGTAGTCAAAACAAATATCAACAGGTCGCTGGTTCGATTCCAGCAAGTCGGAAAAACACGCGTAGTTTAGTGGTAAAATGTATGCTTGCCAAGCATAAGTCATGGGTTCGATTCCCATCGTGTGTAAAATAATACTATTAATGAATCGATAATAGTATTATTATACTTTATAATTAATCATAGGATCATTAAAATTACTATTATTTAAATCCGTTTGTGATTCTTTATTTTCATTTATTATTCTGTAACCGTAACAAAAAGGCCAGCAATATAACTTTTCTTTATCGTTTGTAAAATTCGTTTGTTTTTTCTTCTCAATTGGCTCATCCTTAAAAGGGTCCATTATGCCATTAATAAACTTATTTAAATTATTTGGGTCTTTTATGGGCAAAATATAACTAAAACAAAAAATACCTCTTAACCAATTCTTTTTTTGAATTTCAGCGTTTTCCATTTCTTGAACAAATATTTGGTCCACAATTGAAAAAGCCGACTTTAATGCCAAAATCTCTCTAACATACTCTTTTTTTAAATTAAATAATCCTATTAATTTGTTTTTTTGACTAGGTGTCATGGGATTATAAGACCTATTAATATACCTTATTTCATTTTTTATATCCTTCAATGTATTTATTGCTCTCTTTTTTTTGTCTTCTATTTTCTTAATTATTGAAAAGATATTGGTATTATAAATAATCGGATATCTTAAACGTATCGCACGTGGTATTATAAATTGGTTCATTTCCTTTATTTCTGCTATTTTTTGTTCAACATCTTTTATTGTATCGACTAACATAGTTTCAATTATATCAATATCTTTCCCGTTTGTATCATTTTTTGGAAAAAGTAATATTGAACCTGACTTAAATTCAACCATCGACTGTAACTTATCATATTGGTGTGCTGATATTTTATTTGCTTCAGCCCGGGCGTCCAATTTAAAATAATTAACTAATGCTAATAAAAATGCTATTAGGCCATTTATGGATGAAATAAATATAGCACCCCAGTTATAATCACTTACAATCGAAGCCATTACAGTTGCTATAGTAGAGAGAAGTATAGCAGGCATCATTATTTTATTCAACTGATTTTCAGAATAATATTTTGATTCCATATAAATAATTTTTCTACCTTTTAAGTAACTAGCCAAAATATCTAATGAATTTGAAAAACGATGATGTTTTTCAAAATAATTATTATCAACAATTCTTTCCATATCTTTGTATCTTAATTTGTATTTCCCGTGTTTTAGTTCTTTTTTATTATCAATATCATCGTTCTCTTGATAATTTTCAGCGTCAAGTTTATGATTACTATCACTTTGACTTGTATCTTCTAAATCACTATCACTATCAAAACTGTGTTTTTTTAATCTGAACGAATCAGAATCATGTATTTCTGTTTCAAATCCGTCCATACTAAGAAGTATATTTTCTTCCTTATTTTCATATTTACCTTTATTTTTACTTAATGTTCTCTCTATTTTCTTCCCATCAACAATACCATCTAATTTAATTACATTATTTTCTATGTTTGCCATAATATATAAAAATAATATATTTACTTATTTATATATATGACAAAAACGCGTAAAAATCTTCCATGGAAGGGATGGAGTAAAACGTCACCTGGATACAAAGAAAAAAAAGAAATGCTTGAAAAATGTGGTAAAAAATGCTTTTTGGGAGTAGGAACCGGTTTTCCAATTTGTGATAAAAAAACATGTAATGTTAATACAAAGGGTGTTTATGCTGCTTATGTAAGAGCTAGACAGTTTAGAAAAGTTAGTTCAAAATACGGTAAAATTGCTTCAAAAGCAAAAAAAACTCTTAAAAGAAGAGGAGCAAAACGCTAAAAATATATTACACATTCAACTTATTAACCGCCAAAAACATATTATTGTAACCACTAATACATATAATATTATAATGGATACCTTCCAAAAAATTAATTAATTCTTTATTTTCTATATTCATTTCAAATAGTATTTTGGGGTAATTTGACCTTTCAAGTGTATTTTTACCAGATAACAATACTTGCAACTCATTTTCTTCTACATCTATCTTAATAAATCCAATATTATCAATATTAAAACTGTCTAGTGTTCTTATTTCAATTTCTTCTGTTTGTAAAACCTCATTATTATTATTGTGAAGAGTTGAACCACCACCATCAAGACTAACAATATTTAAAGTTTGTTTTCCTACTTGTTCTGACGACCCTAAACCTAAATTTATACAAGTTACATTTTTTATATTGGACAACGCAACACTTCCACAAAGAGAATAATATGTCATTTTTTGTGGCTCAAAAGAATATACATGTTTGCTGTGCTCTGCCAAACTAATTGTATATGTTCCAGAATGAGCACCTATATCTAACATGTTTTGGTCTTTTTTACAAAATTGTCTGCACCATTCTATTAAACCTTTTTCAAATAGCCCGTTTTGAATATAATAATTAATGTTATTTTTTGGTAATATATAAGCCTTTTCTGTTAAACATATAACTTGGTTTTTTTCATCACGATTAACATCAAAATGATTTGGTTTTGTTAAAATAAAATATTCGCACATACATAAATATCATATTTAACCTTTAAATAAGTAAATGAAAAAAGAAAATAAAATTGATTTTGTTATATATTATATAACTTTTATATAACAAAATGAACAAAATAAAACCAATAATGGCGTTAAATAATGATTTTAAAAGTGATATCTTGGTTGAAAGTTGTAACTTTGGTAATGGGTGGGGATTATTCGTTGAAATTGATATTATTGATACAAAAAATGTAAATAAATATAACTACACAAAAAATACATTAGAAGCAATACAGGAAGATGATGATATTGAAAAAAATTTAGGTTGTTGTATTGATAAAACTAACTTTAATCCAGTAAAACAAAAAAGAGGTTGTTATAAATCACCCGGATGTTTTTCATCATTGTGCATTATATCTTTAATGGTATATTTTATAATTTGTGTTATTTAGTTTATATCTTGTTTAAATTTGCGTGTTATAAGAGAGGACATTATAAGTGACATTTTGTAAGTAATTATTTGCTGTACAAACGTCGTTACCAAATAAGCAACCATTAGGGTCAATTGTATAAAGTTGGTAAAAAGGTGTTGTACTACTTGGATTGTATGGAATATTTACAGGACAAATTGGTGTAGATGACACATTTTCAACATTACAACAATCTTTTGTATTAAAAATACTAACCAAATTCATATTTAAATTCGATTTGTTAAAAGGTGTAATTGAACAAAAATTATTTAATGTTTTTGCTTGATTTAACAATAAATATTGACCTTGTGTTTGAACAGTTGGACCTTTCGGTTGAACATTTGAGTCGCAAAATGTTGTTTTTGCTTTTTTATTCAATATATATTCTCCCGCCTGTAACGATTCGTTAAATACACCAAAAGTAGGTTTTGCTGGTGGTGTTTTAAATGCGTATGCCATTAGTATATTACTATATTATTAATTTTCTTATTATAATAAAAATGAAATTAAATATAATACACCAACATAATGTATTATATTAATCATGTCTTGCTTACCTAACTTTAGTTTTCCTGCGTTTTGTAACAATATGTTTAAACAGGTTCCCAATCCTACTACAAAAGCCGATATTAAAAAAAACACAAGTGAAACTTATATTTTCGCTTTTCCTGAAAATGATAATAATATTACATGGGAAGAGACGTTACAGTTTAGTGTTCCTATAAAAAGTGGTCGCGTCATTAAAGTTTATGATGGTGATTCTATTACTATTGCTGCGAAGTTGCCGTTTGACGATTCTACTCTTTACCGATTTTCAGTTAGATTAAATGGAATTGACACACCAGAAATAAAAGGGAAAAATGCCGACGAAAAAGAGGCGGCGAAATTAGCACGCGATGCTTTATCCAATTTAATACTTAATAAAAATATTATATTGAAAAATGTAGATAATGAAAAATATGGTAGAGTATTGGCAGATGTTTATTTGGACGAACTCCATATAAATGAATGGTTAATTAAAGAAAGATATGCGATTCGTTACGACGGTGGCGCAAAAAAATCACCAGAATCATGGTTACAATATAGAGAAAATGGTATTTAAACATCGTAAGCCGTTTGGAATGTTAGACAAAAACTATAATCCATATTATTTAAATCGACAACCCTTCCATATTCGTCTAGTAACTGAATAGATAAATTTTGAATATTAACAGGACCAAAATAAACTCTAGGGTATGTAAGAACATTAAAATTATTTTCAGTAAAAATAGTAAAATTTGGTGAGCTCATAGGTATGCGTGCTAAAATATTTTTATTTAAAATAGATGAGTTGAAAGCACTATAAAATCCATTATTTACATTATTATTATGGTCATCTATAGCCAAGTATAAGTATCTTGGACCAGATAAATCTACAACACCCTCGCTAACGTATGTTGTATTACCTTCATAAATTCCATTTCTAAATCCTAGTTTCCATCCTAATTTTAAAGGTAAAGGTGTGTTTCTGTCCTCTATTCCACTTATACTTGCTTGAAAATTTAAAGACAGTGTTAGGTTTAAGGCTGGGTTTATACTTATTATGATTTGATTACTACCATTTCCGTTGGAATCTAAGTTTACATTAAATGTAACATTTGCGAAAGCGCCTCCAAGAGTTGTCATTATTGAATTCAAATAACTTACAATCGCAGTGGCTGTATAATTTCCGTCTTGTATTGTTACAATTGTGGTAGTAGTTCCAACTGTCAAATAAAAAAAGTTGTTCCCAAATTGTTTGGATATAGCGTAATAAGATGTTGGCAATTCTAATGAAATCAACTGCATTGATATAATATCATTAATATGTATAGGTAAAGTCATGCTGTAATTTGTAGAGGAAGAACTATAATAATTCTCTCTAAATCGTGTATCTATATTTAAAAATTGCCTATTTAATTTTCTTTTTAAAGGGTTTATTACACCAGGAAAATATTCTGTAGGATAAGAAGATAAATAGGGTTTGTCTGGTCTTACTTGAAGCATGTGTTCGCTAGGGTCTTGTATTTTTACTGGTTTTAAATCATATGCGGTGTTATACAAATTAACAGCAAATTCTGCCAAATCTTGTTGTCCCCTTTGTTGATTTACATTTGCTAATAATATATTTTTTGCTTCAACAATAAAATTTATAGTTTTGTTTTTTGTTTCTTTATTTATTTCTTTATTATTAATGATACTATCTTTTAATTTTGTTTCATTTATTGTCAATATATTTTGGTCATAATTAGCAGGTAACTCAAACATTTCAATTAATTCTTTGGCTTTATAATTGTTAATATCCAAATCAAAGTTCATTTATATATAAAGTAAATATATTTAACCTATTGTATTTACTTATTTATTTTAAAATATTTATAAAAATTAAAATTATATAATATAATGTTGTCAATTAATTTTTCACAATTTAATCAATATATTGGAATTCCAGGTAGTAGTGGTCCAACAGGGTCTTTAGCCGAGATACCCACTAATTTTACTTATATTCAAATATCTGGACCTACAGGAAATACAGGCAATACAGGAAATACAGGAAATACAGGCAATACAGGCAATAGAGGCAATACAGGAATTACAGGAATTACTGGTTCTACTGGTTTTACAGGTCCTACTGGTTTTACAGGTCCTACAGGAGTCATAGGTTATACAGGACACACGGATAATACAGGTCCTACTGGTTTTACAGGTCCGACTGGTAATACTGGTAATACGGGTTTTACAGGGCCTACTGGTTTTACAGGTTCTACTGGATTTTCAGGTCCTACTGGTTTTACAGGTTCTACTGGTTTTACAGGACACGTGGATAATACAGGTCCTACCGGCTTTACAGGTCCTAATGGTTTTACAGGAATTACCGGCGTTACTGGACATATAGATAACACAGGAAATACAGGCAATACCGGTTGTACAGGTAATAATAGTTTTACCACAGGTCCTACTGGATATACTGGATATATAGGACATTATGGTCAATCAGAATACACGGGTTATACAGGACCCACAGGGTTTACAGGAATAAAAGGTCCTAGTGGTGTTATTGGACCTAGTGGCGTTACTGGACCAGGACAACAAACAGGTGATACAGGATATACCGGACTTACAGGTTTTACAGGTTTTACAGGTAAAGATAGTTTTATGACAGGTCCTACTGGTTATACTGGAAATGTTGGTCCTAATGGTTTATCTCAATATACAGGTGATACAGG